CAGCATTCCCAAACGCCGGGCCACATGTCGATGAGGCCCCAGCAGCAGGCGATGCCTTCCCCTTCGACCACGACCGAATAGCAAGGGCCGCGCGTCGCATAGGCCTTTGCCCGCTCCGCATAGTCGGGCATCAACTCCATGAACTTGCGCTCGTCAGCGCGTAGATCCATCGTTTTGATGTGATACCAGCGGAAGGGGACGACCGTGACGTTAGGCATCAGAAGATCTCAAAGTCAGACGACGCGACAATCGCACCGCCGCGTGCGCCGGGCGGCGTGCGGCCTCGCGTGATGTATTTATGTTCACCGCCACCCATCATGCAGTAACCAAACGCATCGCCGACGTGCGAATGCTCGTTCTTGTGCGGGCTATCCTTGAACCGCTCATAGCCAGCGCCAACTGCAACGCGCTTGAAATGATAGCCACCGGCCAGACATTTGCGCAGGCGATGAAGATCTCTGTGGACAAGCAGGCCGGGCCTGCCATTGACAAGCCGCTGCATCGGCGCAGCGCCTGCTTCGCGACGCACCATGAAATCGTTCGATGCAGTCGGCTGCGCCTTCAGCCCCACAGATTGTAGATGCTCAAACGCCGTCACCTCAAAGATCTCATCTCGCTTCGCGCCAGCAGGATCGCCCCAGATCAAAGCGCGGTTGGTGCGGAACTTTGTATTGAGTTCGGACAACAGCATGTGCGTGAAACGCTCAAGGCCCATCGAGAACGACACAAGCTCATGGACGACGTGCCACCGGCCCTCGATCTTTTGTGCAAACACGGCGGCAGGCGTCAGACCAAAGTCGAGCCCGATGTGGACTTCTTCTCCTTCCACAATGCGCAGGTCGTCGACCATCGTGCTGTCGTCATATTCAGACCAGACGGGGCGGCCTTCCTGCACATAGACGTATTCACCCTGCGCATAGCACCTGATCCAGTCGTGGTTTTTGCCCGCAAGCTGCTGCGCGTAATAGCCGGGCGGCAGGTTGTTGACGTTCTCGGCGTTGGGGTTGTCGATCCAATGCTTGCCCGCCGCAAAGATTGTCTGGCCCTCTTCACCCTCGACCGTGTCAATGACGCCGCCGGGCTGCTTGAAAAATGTCCAGCGATACGGGCCGCGAATAGGCTCTTTCTCGGCGACCTTGTACCACCAATGGTCGTCATCCATTGGGTTGGTATCCATCCAGATGCCACGCCACGTCGGGCCGCCATGTTGCTTTGTTGGGAAACGACCGACGCGGTGCGTCAATCCGTCAATCACAGCCTTGGGCAGTTCGCGCGCTTCATTCACCCACGCGCCGGTCAGTTCAAGCGACAGCAACTTGCGCACATCTTTCGGCTGATCGAGCGCGAGAAAGATGACCTCACAGTCGATGCCTGGCACATTGGGTCGCGGCGGCAATTTGATGTGATGCGTGATGGGTGGAGACCAGCGCATTGGCCCCCACACATTCTCAGGAAACAGCTCAGACCATGTTTTGATCGTCGTCGTGCGCAGTTCAGGATAGCTGTTGCGCACAATCACGAAACGCGAATAGCGCACATTGTCGATGGGCGATGGTTGCTGCTTGACGGCGCGCAAGATGATCTCGGCTGCGCTCGCATATGACTTGCCTGATCCGACAGGCCCCAGCAATCCGCGCACAAAACTGTCGTCGTTCAGAAAGCGCCACACTGTCGGCGAGCGGGAGAAATCGAGATCTAGGCCCTGCAACGCCTCTTGATCTCCCGTGCCTTGACGCTTGCCGCGTGGCGAGCGATCCGTTGCGCGATTAGTGCGAGCCACTGATGATTTCCTCCAAGCGCGCCTTGCCGTCTGCGTTTATGAAATAACCAGTGGAGTGGATGGTCTGGATCTTCACACCATAATGCGCAAGGCGTTGTCGGAGCTTGCAGATCGCCACCTTGACTCGCAGATGAATATCGCTTTCAGCATCATTACGACCTTCAAGCTGCGCCCATTCATTCATCACGCGCGCAAGATATTCATGCGACGCAATGTCAGCACGATAAAGAGCGTGCAGTATCTCGCGCTGTTGCGGCGTAATTAACATTATCGCAAACGGGTTCTCGAGTGGACGCAGAACCTTACGAAGCTGCACGTTCTCTTCTTCCAACAGCGCGATCTTTTCGCGCAGCTCTACTTCAATCGCTTCCATCACGTTCTCCGTAATTCATGCAGCGTGTTCCCATGTCGCCTCGCGCGATCTCACGGAAACGCCTGTCTGCTTCGTCCATTGACCAATTAAAGACTGGCAGCTCACCGCTCATCTGCACGCGCGCAATCGCGATATAGCTGCGGCTCATCTGCTCAAGCGCCTCAATCATGTCGTCGCGCGTCATGTCCTCTATGCGTTTGCCGTTGCACGCTGCCAGCTTCATTCTTTCCTCATCGCATCGAGAGCGACGCCTTGATAATTTGACGGATGCACGCCGTCGCGTGACTTGAATGCGCGCAGCTCGACCATGCCGTCGCCATACGCATCAGCCACACGCCGCACTGCGCCGCCTGCATGTGAATGATACGGCACAATCCAAACGACCCATTTGGCATTTATACTTGCACGCACTCGCCGCAGATTGCGCAGAAGCTCAGGATCAAACGGATCATTGCTGCCCAGCGAAATGATGACGTGATCTGCGCTGACGCGCTTGATGATTGCGGCCTGTGTCGATGACGCACGACCCACTTGCGCCGCCACCTTGCATGGTGTGTGCGGCGCAATGCCGATGCCGATGCTGTCGCCGATGATGAGGCAGTCAAGCATCTTTCTTCTCCCCTAGTGCAGCGCGGCAGAAGTTCTCCAAGCCACCTGTTTCATATTCATCTGCCCACTCATCAATTATGTAACGCAGTGCCGCTTCCAGCGCCTCAATGCGGTCGGCGGCTTCATCGCAAACATTATTTACTTCCTGTATCCATGTGCCTGCATCACGCAGCCGCTTCACAAGATCATCGCTCATAGCTTATCATCTTCTTGCAGCGCGCTCTCAGCCCACATCGCAAGGTCTTCTTCATCTGACCTGTTGCTGTTGGCGATCTCGTAGAGCCGCCCGCGCAAGTTATCGATGCGGAACTCAAGGCCGGAGATCTCGTCTTCCAGCATCTCGATGCGGCGCATCAACTCTTCGTTGTCGTTTGCACCTTGCGTGTCGCTGCCAGCGACACGTTTGGTATCAGTCGCACGTCCGTGTTCGGCCATGTCCAAATTTCCCCTGTTGCATCGTCAGCCACCACCCACAGCAGATCATGCTCTTCGCCGTAGTCGATCACGAAATGACAAAGGCCAATTCCTTTCGGCGTCGTCATCCAGATCGTCGGGCGCAGCTGCGTGATCATCGCGGCTCACCATTGATGGCTGCCTTGCGCAACGCACGCGCAATGTCGTCAGCCAGTTGTCTCGCCTGCGCTCCCCTCAGAGCGTAGTACCCCTTCAGCATCGCCGTCGCTTGCTGATACGCCCAGTCGCCCGTCGGCGTCGGAGCGTTGGTCGGGAATGGATGCCGGGCCACGTAAGTTGATCCCAACGAGGCTTGGTCGCTTGTCTTGGTCGTCTTCTCCATTGAGCAAACCCTCCACCTTTGCCAGAACACGCAACGCCGAAAGCTTGTCGTGCATCTCAACCTCGATCTGGTTGCCATGCTCCATCGGCGTGACTTTGATCTTCTTGATTGAACGACGGGCGCGCTGAGACAATTGGTCTGAGTCGACCACTTGCACGCGCTGCTGACCGTTGGCGTCAACGTGCCAACTCACAACGTCAGTGATCTGCGAGGCAGCAATCGCTTCCAGCTCTTGCCGCACAGCCTCGCGCTTCTCAGTGTTTGCCGACTGGATGTCGCGGCGCGCCTGTCGTGTCGTGAGTGCCATCAGCGCCTCGCCAATGCCGGTGCGTCGCGCTTGGGAAACGTGATCATGTTTCCGTTGATGACGCAGGCAAGCGTCTCGTCATCAAGCTCCGTTGCATGATCAAGCGGGATACCGGCACGGATCATCAGAACAGCGCCGTCTTCCCATGTCCCGAACGAGATCGTCGGGCGGCCAAACCCGAACAGCATCGCGTCGCTGACAAAGGTATCGATGGCCTCAACCAGCGGATGCATCGGCGGGCTCCTGCTTGATCGGGGCAAACTTGCGAGCGATCTCGGCGACGCCGTCGTCGATCAGCTCCTCAGCCTTCGGCTCGGTGAAGCTGGGCGAGGCAGCGTTCAAGACGCCCATCGGCCAGCGGTCGTCCATGTCGGGCCGATACTGCATCATCCACGTCAGGAAGATTGCGCAGCAGGCGAGGTGAGCCGAATGCGGGAGGCCCGTCTCAGGGTCGATGTTCTCGCCCGCGTTGATCGCCGTCAGGTGACGCAGCGACGCATCGATGAGGCGCGAGTATGAGATCCCGCCGCGCCAGTTGTGCGCGCCATACTTGTCAGCCCCATGCATCAAGACCCAGCCGATCTGGGTCAGGGCGTAGGGGTCGATGAGGCCAAGCGGCACCTTGCCGCTGTCGAGCTTCATGCCGTTTTCGTTCTTCATAGCTAAACCCTCCGTTTGCTAATTGTACGGTTATGCTTGTTGCCGGTACGTTGTACAAGAGGCAAAAGGGTTGCCTGGCCTAAAATGGGGAAAAATATTGCGCGACGGCCCCCCCGGCGCAGGCGTGGGGGCGGGGGGG